GAAAGCCTCAGTACACGATGAGTATCAGTTTGAGGTAGCCAAAGCTGATGTTAAACGCTTCACACAAATTACTAAAGATGCTATGCACCATACACAGAAAGCATTTAACTTTAGGTGTGAGCTTGACTCTGATTATAAAGTAGGGTCTAACTGGTCGGAGACACATTAATGACAGAACAACTTGAAATGTTTGGATTAGAAAACTTTTTTAATACAGATCAAGAATTGAAACACTGTTCCCGTTGTGATACATATTTACCTTTAAATTGTTTTGTAAATGTTTCAAGCTTTAGAAGAGACGGTACACCAAGACTAAGAAATAAATGTAGAAAGTGTTATAACAACGGCATTAAGATTGCAAAAAAACTTAAAGAAACTATCCCACCACCAGATAAAAACTACCGCTGTCCTATATGTTTGAAAAATAAAGAAGAATTATTTTTAACAGTTGACGAGACTAAAAAACATAATAGAACTTCATGGTGTTTAGACCATGATCATAAAACAGATACATTTAGAGGTTGGTTATGTAACACTTGTAACTCTAGTTTAGGTTGGTTAGATGACGATGTAGGTAATTTAGAAAGAGCATTAAATTATTTACATGAACACGAAAAAAGATGTTGACACTAGCACACCACCTGTGCTATAATTGGTTTTGTTGTTGGTAGTAGACAACGAAAACTTGGGAATGATCCCACACAGTGCCGCAATGGTGCGGATTTTAAAAGGAGAAATAGAATATGAATGATCCCGTTTACATTACTGGTAAGTGCCACTATGCTTCCATTACTGAACCAAACACTAAGTTTGATCCAGTGTGGTCAATTCAAGTAGAGGTTAATGATGACAACCGTGAGGTTGTTGAAAAGTCTGGTTTAAAAGTAGCTAACAAAGGAGATGAAAGAGGAGACTTTGTAACTATCAAACGTAAAGTTCACCGCAAAGATGGTTCGCAACGCAATGCACCGCTTGTGATGGACTCACAGAATAATCGTTGGAATAACGATAAGAAGATTGCTAATGGTAGTACCGTTAATGTAAAGGCAATCCCCTACGAATGGGACTACGCTGGAAAGTCAGGAATATCCGCTGACCTTGCTGCTGTACAGATCGTAGATTTCATTGAGTACTCTGGAAATCAGCAGGACTTCGCCCCCGTAGATGGTGGATACGTCCAAGAGGCTGAAGCAGTTCCATTTTAATATAACGTAGGAGATAGAGAGGGGAGTAGTTTCCGTATTCTGCTCCCCTCTTTTTTATTACATGAAAAAAATTAACACACTGGTTGAAGATATCTACAGTTTATTTGATCTCTCCGCTATTGATATGTCTGAAGAAGACGTTGATAAATATGTAGAAGAGTTTGGTGAGATGGTTAAACTGCATACTAAAAAGTTTTTATATGCAGAAGAATCTGTAGATAAAAATCTAAGACTATCACAGATAGGTAAACCAGATAGACAACTATGGTATGATATTAATTCAAATAAAGAACGTGCAAACCTTGCACCTAACACACGTATTAAATTTTTATATGGTTATATTCTTGAAGAGTTTCTTCTTATGTGTGCGTCAATTGCTGGGCATGATGTTAAAGATCAACAGAAAGAAGTCAGCGTTGGTGGTGTAGTAGGACATCAAGATTGCATCATAGATGGTGTTCTTGTTGACGTTAAGAGTGCATCAACCAGTTCATTTAAAAAGTTTAAGAATAATAATTTATTAGAAGATGATCCCTTTGGATATATCGCACAGATATCTGCATACGCACAAGCAAATGGATTAAAAGATGCAGCGTTCTTAGCCATAGATAAATCAACTGGAGAGATTGTGCTAACCCCAGTTCATTCAATGGAGTTTATAAATGCTGAAGCAAGGGTTAAACATCTTAAAGGATTGGTTAGTAGCAATGCTATCCCTAATCGCTGCTACGATCCTATTCCTGATGGCAAGTCTGGTAATTTTAAGTTACCCGTTGGTTGTGTTTTTTGTTCTCATAAAAGAGAATGTTGGGCAGACGCTAACGCAGGAAGAGGGATACGTGTCTTTAAATATGCACAAGGTAAGAGATACTTGGTTCAGATTGGCAAAGAACCTGATGTCCCTGAAGTGATTGACTGGTAATGCACTGGAAGTACAAAACAAAACCAGACCCTACCTCACACTTTGGCTTTGTCTATATTATTACCAATAAGAAAACATCTAAATGTTATATAGGATGTAAACAATATTTCTATACAAGAAAAAAGAAAAAGGTAGAATCAAACTGGAAAGTATATACTGGTTCTAGCAAACACCTAAATGAAGACATAAAGAAACATGGCAAAAGAAACTTTAAGTTTGAGATTATAGGTGAATATAAAAACAAACGTAGCTTAAAATATTATGAGTGTTATTATCAAATGATTAATCATGTACTAACAAAGAAACTAGAAGGCACTGATGAGCAAGCATACTACAACAACTATGTAGGTGGTAAGTTCTACAGGCCCGTCCAAGAGCCACCAGATGATTAATGATATATTACAAGCTGAATCTTTATATGATCTAACCAATAAGAATCCTGATAGGTCACTCAATCTCGCAATTATTTTGCAAGCACTGCTTGACTTATCCAAACCAGAGAAGTATAATGAGCCGCATGAAACATCCCTGTACAGAGATCAGGCGATGGCATGGGTCTTTGCGTCTGTAGGTACAACATGTGAAAACTTTCATATAACATGTGAGCTTGCTGGCGTAGAGCCAGATACAGTTAGAACCTTTGCTTTAAAAGTAACCTTGTCGGAGAACGTAGATGACATCAGACAAAAACTTCACTCCTTCCTGTGATACAATGCAGAGGCAGGTAGGTGGTGATCATTACAAAGACTGTGGTATACAACCTGTTGAGTACATACATGCAAATGACCTAAACTATTTTGAGGGTAATGTTATTAAATATATTACCAGACACAGAACGAAAGGAGAAGGTAAGAAAGATATAGAGAAAGCTATACACTACGCAGAAATGATTTTAAAATTTTATTACAACTAAGGAGGGGGCGATGGCACAATTCCGTTCAAACGAAAATCCTATGTTTCGTTCAAAGTTTAGTGAGGATATCTTCAAGCAGAAGTATGCTCACCATAACTGTGAGACATGGGATGCACTAGCATCTGTTCTCGTAGATGATGTCTGCCAGAACTATATGTCTAAGGATGACAAAGAAGAACTTAAAAGAATTATAACAGACCTAAAGTTTATTCCTGGTGGTAGGTATCTCTACTATGCTGGACGTGATAACAAGTTTTTTAACAACTGCTACTTGCTCAAGGCAGAAGAAGATACAAGAGAAGACTGGGCAAACATATCATGGAAGTCTGAGTCCTGCCTCATGACAGGTGGTGGTATTGGTGTAGACTATAGCGTCTACCGTGAAGAAGGTAGGCTTCTGAATGGTACAGGTGGTTTAGCATCTGGCCCTATACCTAAGATGCAGATGATCAATGAGATTGGTAGACGAGTTATGCAGGGTGGTTCTAGAAGGTCTGCAATATATGCAAGTCTTAATTGGAAACATCCAGACATAGATGCTTTCCTTAAATCAAAGAACTGGTATGACATGCCTATTGGCACAACAGAACACAGCATTGGTCAGATCAAAGAGCAAGACTTTAATTTTCCTGCACCACTAGACATGACTAATATCTCTGTAAACTATGATACAGAGTGGCTACTAAATTATTATGAGACAGGAGATGTAGGAGATGCCTTTAGGACTAATGTTAGCCAGAGCCTTAGAACTGGTGAACCAGGATTCTCATTCAACTTCTTTGATAAAGAAAAAGAAACACTCCGCAATGCCTGTACAGAAGTCACGTCAGAAGATGATTCAGATGTGTGTAACCTTGGTTCTATTAACATGGGTCGCATTGACAATCTTGCAGAGTTTTCTAATGTAGTAGAACTAGCCACTAAGTTCCTGCTATGTGGTACACTACGTGCCAAGCTGCCTTACCAGAAAGTTTATGACGTTAGAGAGAAGAACCGTAGGCTTGGTCTAGGTCT